CTTCTGCTTCTTTTGCAAGCTTGGCGGCGTATCGGTCAATTTCATCCTGTGCATCTTGCAGAGCTTTTCGCTGTCGCTCTGCAAACTCTTCCGCTGCTTCTGTGAGCTCTTCAATTCCCTTGCGAGTTTTATTGAACTCCTCCTGTAGCTTTTCAAGCCCGTCAATACCGCCTCTAAGAACATTAGCAAAAACCTTCTGCCAGCCTTGAGCACCGAGGATTGATTCGATAAGACCTTCGGTAGCCCCCATCGCCTTGAGTTTGCGCCTTGCACCCTCTTTGGCGACCTCATCTTCAATGCTGTCGTAAAAGTCGCCGACAAAGTCCTTGACTGCTTGAGCTGGCCCGCCACCTGCGCCCTCAATATCCCTGAGCAAAGCAGCAATAATTGCTTGAGCCGAATAGTATGCGCCAGCACCAATTGTGGAAATGGCCTCGCCAATGTCTAGCGAAGCAATCGCTGCCGCCTCTGAAATCTGACCGAATATCTCTGCCCAGTCAGGGCGAGTAAGAATTGCCTCAATCTGACCTGCTTCAAACCCGATTTTCTCTAAAGATTTTGCGGCAGTGCTTTTCTCTGCTTCTTCCTGCAACTCAGCCAGAAGCTTCGCAAGTCCGCTTATCTCACCCTCAAGGTTTCTAGAGGCAATCCCGACATTCTTTAGCAGAATTTCATACGGCTCTAGGGCTTCCGTTGTGTCTTTTAGAGACTCCATGAACTCACGATGAGATTCGGCATTTCTTTCTGCCTGTAACTCAAATCGCTTTAGCTCATTCTCAATATCTCTAGTAGCAGCCGCACCTTCGTCAGCGGTGTAGGCGTAATCCTCCAAAGTATCCATCAAGCCATTGAAGAAATCTTCAAGGACAAGCGTTGACTTTACAAACTCTGCTGTTCTACTGCTGGTGAGGAAGTTATCCTCTAGGTCAATAAGCTCGAAGTCTTTATCGAGATTTAGCAGACTGACTCGGAAGGCATCAAGCAGAATGTTTGCATCGTCTATTGCACCAGACAAGAAATCGAAAGCAGGAGCAAGAACTGTCGTCAGACCTTCTGCTGTTTCAGCAATCGGGCTTATTAACTTGCTAAGGAAAATGGTTGTTTGGAAGAACAGCTCGCCAAGAGATTCGACTAGCGGATTGAGGTCGCTAATTCCCATTGCAATGGCATCGGCAATGTCAACAAGTTCGGGACCGTGCTTTTCGACAAGCTGAGTAAAGATGTCTGTAAGTTCTGCCAATGGCCTTTGAAGAGGCTCACCGAACTCAAGTTGCAGATTTGTGACTCCCGCTGCCAATTGCTTTTGTGCAACATAAAGAGTGTCCTGTGCTCTAGCAAAGGCTCCAACAGCATCGCTGGCTCTCTGGAATAGGAAGTCAAGAGTAATTATTGCTTCTTGATTTTCTCTTGCCGCACCAGTTAGATTACCGAAACCTCTTGCCACCAATTCGGCATTGATTTCGCTCTGCTTCATGGCGACACCGAACTTTTCAATCGGGTCAAACTCACCACGGAACAGAGCGGTTACAGCAAGTAGGGCCTCTTGGACATCGTATCCATAGGTTGTTGCAAGGTCCTGAGCCAACTTGACAATGCGCTCAGTGGCATCGGCTGCTTGGTCAACCTCAAATCCATACTGCTTTAGAACCGAACCAATAAAGACCGAAGCCTGGGCTGCCTGATTCTGGCTAATACCGTAGCTTTCAACCTCTCTTGTAAAGGCTCGTAGCTGAGGGCTGACACCCTCGAAAACCTGATTTAGCGCAAGGAGGTTTCTTTCAAACTGTTGTGTAGCCTCAATTGACTGTAAAAGAAATGCTCTACCGCCAGAGATTGCTTGGAAGGCGGCGAAAGAACCAGCAGCCGCACCGATGTTCTTTGCAAGTCCATCAAATGTTCTAGTTAGCCCACCGAGAGCAGCTTTAGTCTGATTGATACCGCTTGCTTTTAGGGCAGTAACAATTGGGATTACAAGTGACTGTAAGGCCATGCTAAGCAAGCCTCCTATTCAGCTCGGCTATAACTTGATTTATCAAATCAGAAGTGTCTTTTCTATAAGCTGGCATGTGCTTATCGACAGCAGGCCAAGCATAGCGAGATGCCTGTGGTGCTCGCTTGACTTCATTTAGCTTGTCAAGCCAATCATCGATAGCAACTCTCCGAGCAGGAGTCATCCTGTGGCGTGTATTGATTATGCCTCTGCCAAACCTGTTTGTGTCATAGAACCGAGTGTAGTTACCCATTGGCATTTTGCCCCTGCCGCTACTGCCCGCTACATCTGCAACTACATAAGCAGGGGCCGCTACGCTGACCTTTACAATCGACAAGGTTCCGTCTTGCCCATTTTGTATCTTTGCAAAGTCTCTCTTGGCATTGCGGTTCTTAAGATTAAGGGCAATTGCCTTGTCTTCACTCAGCATCTTTGAATTTATCCAGCTAAGTCGACCTACAGTTGATGTAGCAAATTTATCAAATACCCTGCCAGGTCTGCGGGGATTTCCCCTTGGTCCGCCAGCAGGTATCTTACGGAATGCCTCTTGTACCTTCTCCTGAGCAGGAGCTCCGACCTTTTTCAGGTTGCGATTGAGCTTTCGGTACATGTCTGGCGCAAACTCTCTAAGTCCCCGCCTGAGAGCGTCCAGATTAGCTATCTCCAGGGCAGCTCCGCCCGAAGGCCCCTCAAGCACCTGCAACATGTTGAAGTCGCCCATTTGGACCCCAAGGGCAGAAGCTCGTGCCCGACTTGCTCCATACGCACCGAATGCCGCTCGGGAGTAGCTAGAGAACATGCTGCTGGCTATTGCTCCGAGTGCTGGTCCGATTAGTTGTGCCGCCAAAGAGAATCCGCCTATCTAGTCAATCAATTCTACCCCAATGAGAAAACCGCCCCCGAAAGGGCGGCTTCTACTTTTTCACTTGTTTAGCTACTATCCAACGATACATCGTCCAAAGCATTCTGTCTTCGAGCTGCATAAGCTCTCTGGGCGAGATGCCTGTTTCCACAGCAAGAGCGGCAACAAACCAGTGGGCTGAATCATCGCCCAGACCCTTTATTTTGGGTCTGTTTCTGCCTCCCCAACGCCGTCTACCGTCTCCAGCCACTCTTCGTAACCGAGCTTGGTAGCCTTAGTGCGTTGTTCGCTGTGCCACGCCAAGAACAACAAGTGTCCAAGACGCTGCTCAGTTGCCAGCTTTCCAACTGACACATTGAACTTGTCCTCGAAAGCGACTAGGTCAGCTGCGCCAGCCGTAATCTCTTTCGTGGTTCCGTCTGCGAAGGTAATTACTAGGTTGAATCGCATTTATTTTCCTTTATTTAGGCTGTTGCGTAGGTTACAGCACCAGTGGTCGGGAATGATACCGAGAAGGTGCTGAGGTCGCCTACTGCGCCAGCGATAGGGGTGAAGCTGTTAATCATAACGGTAGCCGTGTAACGGGGGGTAGTTGCTGACGGAGCAGTTCCGTTACCAGCAATCATCGTTACAGTTCCGATAGTTCCAACTAGGTCCTGGAACAGTGCTGAAACAGCACCCGAACCGAAGTCAGAGTGGAAGTCGAGAGATACGGTGCCTGACTTTAGGCCACCAATAACCTCGGTCCAACCATTTGAGCCAAAGTCGGTAACATCAACCTCAGCTGCATTCAAAACAAGCTCAGCTCGGGCTACGCTCGGGCTGACTGTTCCGCCATTTAGTGTGACTGTGTTTGATGTCACAACATACTTTGCCATATTGTTTTTTCTCCTTATGCATAGACGGTGACTGTGAACTCAGCCGCCAGATAGATTTGGTCATTTATAGTTATCGAACCCACGACATTGCTGCGCTCTACCCGTAGGTCATACGCCACGCCACCGAGTGTTCTATCCGATTCTATCGCAACTTTCACAGACTGAGAGCCTGAGATTTCTGAATAGGCATCGAGCTTTCGCTGCATTGTTCTTTCGGCAGCCCTGCCGACAATGACCGTTACAACGAAATTGTATTGTGTCAACCCTTGATTCATCGCTAGGTTGTAGTCGATGGTGTCAAGATTGATAATGCCAATAGGCGGGGATGGGTTATCGGGTATCTCCGCCGATGCTCTAAGTCCGCTGATTGTAGCTAGGTTTGTGGCTAGGGCTTGGCGCATACTGTAGATGCTTGTCATTACGCCATCCTGATTTTGCGATACGGTCCTAGTAGTGCTTCGATGTCGGGGTCAACTCTACTGACCCTGACAACGCCAATGTCGCCAAAGCCAGCAACTCCAAGTGGGGAATCGTATCTCTTGTATTGTCTGATTGCCAAGAGATTACAGGCTTGCTTTATGTCTGTCGGTATTGCGGTTGCGTAACCGAATACTCCAGTAACTTGCAGCGTAGCCTCGCCCTGTGAGTCGGGGAAGTTTACAGTTGTGAATAAATAGTCGCCTACCGCACGAATGCGTGTGTAGGGGCTGTAGGAGCCTCCTGCGAGGCCGTTTAGAGGCTCTAGCTGGTAATCAGACGGAGTCCAAGTAATGTCAAAGCTACCATCAGCATCCGAGCTGGTCTTGATGCTTGTGACAGAGATAATGTCATCTGTTTCTGTCAAGTAAGAATCATTTGGAACAAAGAGCCTAGTAGCTGAGCCAGAGGTGAAAACTCTTTCACAGTGACTATCAATCTGCCTTGAGGCGGACTCTACACAAGTTTCTAGCAATGTGTCGTCAACGGTATCGGTAATCCTAAGAATTGCCTTTACTTCGCTTAGAGTTGTGTAACCGTTAGTAATCGCCATACTTCTATTCTACCCCTACTCGAATCCCAGTTCTTTTCTGACTTTAGCTATGTGAGCTCTGCCAATACGGTCATGGTCTTCGGGGCGATTGACCCCACTCATTGTTACATGGTTCTGTCCCATGTCATAAAGACAACGGAAAGTGCTTGCGTGAAATGGTTTCGCCCCAGCTTTTACGCACCGAATGTAGAGTTCCCAATCATCAAAGATAGCACCCTTAGTCGGACCGCCTGTCTTTAGAAAGAGCTCTCTCTTTATTGGGGCGGCTCCTGGGCAAGTCATTTGGTACGGAATCTGTTCGGGTATCCATCTACCCTCGAGAATTTGTCCTGAGTTCTTTACTTTTAGCCTGTCGATGTAGATATCACAACCCTGAGCATCGGCTTCTTCTATTTGGTCGAAGGCTTCGGGCAAATACTGATTGTCTACTCCACAAAGCGAATACCAGTCTGCTGTCTGGTTCCAAGCCATAGCTCGCATGTATTCCGCAAACTCGCCTGTCATTTCTACGAATGTCGTGATGGCTTTGTATT